ACACAGACGGACGGACTTGCAGCTTATCGTAAAGGGAGGTTAGTCACCTTGCCTCGGTGTGATTAAATGCACCTGGGCCAAAGCGACACGCAGAAAGCCACTCATGAGACGGTACCGTCGACCCAAGCGCCCTCTGCACTTCCATGGCGGCATCCAAAAGGATGACCTTAACCAGGCCCGAGACACCAGTAGGTGAACCGGAACAAAGGGATCTGAATCGACGATTAGTCTCAGCACACGAAACCTCCGACGCAAAGAATTTCTCCTTCGCGGCTGCGAGAGGATCCACACCCTCAATTACGAGGGGTGCCTTTTTGAGGAAGGAGACGGCTTGGTAGTCGTCCCTAAATCGGAAGGCATCGGAATAATCCGATGGAGTAACAGTCTTACTAACAAGCTGTTTTACCTCACCGTAGCGGAGCAATATCTCACAAGATAGTGAGACAGGTGTGTCGAGTGACTCAAACAAGTCAGCGGCAACACGGTCTAAGGTTCCAAAAGGAACCTTAAAATCTCTAAGCGTTGCGCTCAGAGAACCGAAGAGAGCATTATTCTTCTTTGCTCTCTGTCTGGTCAAAGCACTCCCCAGCCTGACGGCTGAGGTAGATTGCCCCCAGGATTTTGGCAACTAAGATAAAGATCGAAGTCGCCTCCTTGGAAGCAAGTGCTGTTCCTATGCGCTCGAATCGCCGTAAGACGGCTCGAAACATAGGTCTCCTGATTATCCAAGTCTTCATAGACTTCACCACACAGAACTTCCTGTGGGTTGCGAGACTGTACCATAAGTCTGGCTTCTTCGATCTCCGAAAGGATATCGAGATGAAAACCGACAAATGCGTCGTACGAAATCTCTCCAGCAATGAAGAGCATCCGTGCGGCCGACATGTCGCGGACAATATCGGAACAGGTAATCAACTCGGTTGAATTACACATAGTATCGCATCCTTAAAGAAAGTTAGGTGGGGATAGCGCCAGACTCTGCGGCGTCTTCGACGATGGCAAGGGCTACAGCTTCTTTGAAGCGTGCAACCAATTCATCGACTTCAGACACCGACAGAATGGCGGGGCGGAGAATCTCGAATGTTCCCGTAAGGGTACCATCGAGAAGACCAGACGTGCCGTTAACAACCGGACGCGTCAATTTGCCACGAGTGCGATAAACACCCGCCGACTTATCCGCAGGGATAACCCTGGAGAGGACAAGACGGGACGTCGCAAGAATGCTAGAAGCGCCCGATTCCACCCACTCAACGCTATCCGGGTTAACCGAATAGACGTTATAGGTGACGTTGGACGCCGCAGCGTACTTGAGAGTCACAGCGGCAGCTGCTGCCATATTTCAAACTCCTGAAAAGGAAGAAAGGATCAAAGACGTAGATCTCTACGCCCATCACCTCGGTGTAGAGCCTTCATCAGAGCCAAGGAGGTTACAACTTTAGCAAAACTAAAGCTGTTAGTCCGAGGAGGATAAGTGCTCAGGGCTCCCAGATCTGGGATAGATCTGGAATACGTGCGAAGAGTCTCGATAGTTTCCTCTTTCCCGTACTCGTACGTGTAGGCTCCATCATACCGATAGGTAGGAGGGGCTTTTCGCGTCGTGGTAACGGAATCGATCGAACTAATCATTTTCTTAAGCACGTCGACTCCTTGAAGAGCTGTTATACCCGTAAGGTAGTCTCCGACTTGAATAAACCAGTCGAAGACGAAACTGAACGGAATCAGCTCCCATGCAACCAACGCAGGATTCGTCAGTCCTAGTTGTTGCAGTTCGGAAAGGTGTGGGCTGGATAACTCACACCAGAGTTTCACTTTGACAGTGTAAGTTGCTACAAAAGTAACATCAGCACTCTCATCGGACCCTCCACCCCAAGGTGTAAACAGGACATTGGTCTTATAGGTCTTTGAGACCGTTTCGACCGCAGTCACGTTGAACCGGGGCTTCCGAACGACGTGCTGCTGAGCAAAAAACTCAGCAGCACCCTTAACATCCATAAGTAATGG